ATTGATTTTGATAATAAGGTAGTTAATCTTAGTAATCATACCAAGAACCGCGAAGCCTTAAATATCCCTCTTTCCTCTACCTTGGAAAATGCTCTTAGAGAATATACACGCAAATGGCACATTTCAGATTATTTGTTCCCTAATGTTGGAGACGAACAATTAACTGACGGAGCATTAAGAAGTGCCTATGTTCGCTATTGCCAAGATAGAGACGTAGAACAAACTAATATACACGGCTTGCGGCATTCCTTCGCACGTGCTTGGATTATTAACGGCGGCAATCAGTTTAAGCTACAGCGTATTATGGGACATAAAAATCTGTCTATGACTAACCGCTACGTTAAGCTGTTCGCACAAGACTTAAAAACAGATTATGAAAGTTATTCCGCACTTGATGTTATTAAGAAGAAGTCTAAAAGAACCAGTCAGTTCAAAAAGGGGAGGTAATAATACCTCCCCTTCTTTTTATTTATGTTCTAAATGTTCTATTTCTTCTTTAATAACTTTAATGCTGCTTTCCGCTTTATACATTCTGTCGATTAAGTTATTGTGTTTATTCACCTTTTGCTCCAACTAATCAACGCGATATAAGATTAAGGCAGTAGTTTTCTTATTAACAAAATAAACGCTTGCCAAAGTTCCTATTAAGCCTATCGCCGCCACAATAATTGTTTCCATTTTTATTCTCCTTTTGGATTATTCAGTAAATTCTATAAACTCCTCTAACTCCATTAAATCCATAGCAGACATATTTACATTTTCCTTTAAACTTACTTTTACTTTTTGGAAATTCACAAGTTCAACTTCTGTTTGAAGTAATGCTTCAAGTTCTTTATCTTGATTATCTGCCAATTCGCTAATCTTTTCGCGGTTATCATCAAAATAACCTAAATGCTCATTCATTGTTTTAATAAGTTTATATGTTTCGTAGGCTGTTTTTAATGATAAATCCTAATTCGCCATCTTTCTTAATGCCGCTACAGAATTTACAATTCTACCTAATGTAATTTTCATAATTATAATCTCCTTGATTGTTTTTATGCGTGTGTTGCCTTTTTGCCGTTAATGGCAAGCTCGTTAGCACTATAGCAACTTAATTTAACTGTGTTATAACCTGATTTCAAATAAATATTATAAGCATAAACATTGTTCCAGTAGTAAGAAGATGAACCTAAATCATAAGTAGCATTTCTGGAAGGTGTGATTGTTGTATAGCTACCAGAGCTACTAGAACCGCCTATTGTTGTTGTGCCAACTTTTATACTACTGGCACTACCAGCAGTAATATAGCAACTGGAAGAAAGATAAATCTTACTGATATATGCCGTTCCCCAATAATTAGAAGAACCTCCAAGAGTATAAGAAGTAGTAGGTGGTTTTAATGTATAACTATCTAAGGAAATATAACAGGCAGAACCATCACGCAATGAATTATTAAATTTCTAACCATTCAATGTAAGATTTCCAGAAGCATCACAACTTAAATAGCATTTATCACTGCCGCCGGGATAGATAGTAGTTCCATAAATCTTTTTAAATGCCTATGAGCCTACCATTCCAAGACTTATATTTCCGTTCATATCACTTATACGACTATTAGAAACATTGTATAGCAAATTACCAATTTGGATTGACTAGGCAGCCTTTAAAACAAGATAATCCATATTTGCGGAAGTACTATCGCCGCCTATGTGTAAGTAGGAACTTGCGGAAGTAATAACCAATTTATCACTTGCGTTATATATATTTCTAACTTTTAATTGTGAAGCATCAATTCTATCTGCGGAAATAGTGCCTGTTGTAATTCTACTGCCGTCAATCGTAGTAGTGCCACCACTCTTTAAAGAATTGATTGTGACATAGCCAGATAAGTCAATCTTTTCAGCAGCTAAGGTTGCCATTCTATCAGTGATAGTAAAGTTGGATGAACTTGTGCCGCTTTTGATAACCCAATCAATCTTACTTGCGGTTTGAGATATTGAAGAAATATTTCCTTCTGCGGTTGTTATTCTTGTGCTAAAACTGTTTGCCGTTTGTTTGGCTTCACTGGCTGTTGTAGCCGCACTGTTCGCCGTATTTTCTACTGCGGTAATTTTAGTGCTAAAGCTATTTGCCGTTTGTTTAGCTTCACTGGCAGCGGTTTTAGCACCATTGGCTGTTTCCTCTACACTTTCAACCTTTGTTGTAATACTGTTTACATTTTGCTCTATGGTGCTTTGCTTTGTTTTTAAAGTTTCTACTTCACCATCAAGATTATTGAGTGTTGTTTGAACGCTGCTAACCGTAGAAGTTAAACCGTTTGCCGTTTGCTTTACTTCACTTACATCTGTTGTAATTGTCGCTATTTGTTCTTTAATATTTCCTTGTTCATCGGTAATAGTTTTCATTGAACCTTTTACTTCTGTAAGTGTCGATTTCGTTTCATCAACAGTTCTAATCAATTCATTTGTCTTATTGTTTAACGCCGTAATCGCACTATTCACTTCTGTCTTTTGGGTATCTCTGCGTTTGTTGCCGATACATTCAAATTCACAACCAGAGAATTTAATAGACTTCTTCATTACATAACAAGTCTTACCATTAACTGTGATAATATCGCCGCAATTAATACCAAAGTCTTTATAAGTGCTAAATTTCATCGGCGTGTATTTAATTGTCTTTAATTCTCCCAAGAGTTGAGAAGCAATAGTTGCAATAGTTGATTGCTTTTCACTTGTAAAGAATAGCGGGTTTTCAGTAACGATATAGGCGTTTGTGCCTGTTCCTGCCACATAACCTATATCATCAAATGTGCTTTGTATCTACACTTTGTCTATTGGTTCAATCTCATAATCAGACATTGTAAGTTTAATATACTTACTGTTATCTATTACTACGGTTGTGCTTGTGTAAGCCTTATAGGTAATATTGTTTGTTTGTGATAAATCGGCAATGAAATTCACATTAAGGATTTGTGCGATATATTGTAAAATTTGCCGATAAGTAATATTGCTTGTCATAAAGTTATTGTAGACTGTATAGCTTGCTCTATTAAGGCTTGCTATTGAAGAAATACTTAATCCTACTTTATTTCCCATACTATTTATCATTCTTGTTAAAGTAATAGGATAAGAAAGAGTAGATACCCAAGCATCGGCTACTTCATCCAATAGTGAAATACAATCATAGGCGGTTAAGGTTGCCTTATTACCTCTCTTTGAAATATCTTTGATATAGTATGTGCCTTTGTAAGCATAATCGGCTTCACCGCTCATCTAGCAATACCAATCAAACGCCTAATCTATATAAGTTTCGGCTTTGCCATCAGCATTGTCTATTGTAAATTTGATAGACGCAGAAGCGACAACGCCATACACAAAATCATTTTCATTATTGATTTCCTATTGGAATGTGACACCACCATATAAGTTAGCATCCAATAGAGTAAGATTAAGGGTGTTGCTAATTAATTTGTTTTTCAAGCCGTTTCACCGCCTATTTCTTCTGCTTTGAAACTAACACCACTCCACAAGCCATTAAGCAGAACGCCATTAAACAAGGTGCTGTTTGTGCTTTTGGTATGTGCCTATATCGTCTTTTCTCCTGCTATCGGGTCATAATAGGTTAGATTATAGGTTTTACCAGCAACGGCGTTTAAAACGGCTGCTACAACCTCCTGCGTTGTTGTTGGAAGTGTAATAGTAATTGTTCTTTTTCTATTATATACATAGTTGTAATGATAAACACCATCATCTGTCATGCCGCTATCATCGGCTTCTAATCCCGCAATGCTTACTTTACAACTTTTTACGTCATATTCAGTATTACCAATTTTAATTTTACCTTTTGTTAGTGCCATTGTCGCACCTCCTTGAAATAAGAGGGGTAATAAATACCCCTCCTGTTATACTAATAATGGTTTGCCTGTTCTACGTCTATATTCATTATTGCCTCTTGCGGCGGCATTAGCAATCACATCATCACCAATAGACAAAGAAGTGTCTTTATCTTCGATTGCCTGAATTAATTGCTGTGTTGTCTGAATAAGCGTAGAAATAATATCAGAATTGCCGTTTCTAAAGGCGGTTTCCAATTTGTTTTGGCTATCAATTTCTAATCCAGTAGCATCAGTTAATGTAGGCGTAATTGAAGCACGCAATCTTACATTGCTTAACCCCATATCACTTTCTACTTCTGGAACTTCAAGATTAGGATTAAAGGCAGCTTCAACAGCCGTTCCCATATCTTTAACTGCATCAGTAGCATATTTGATGTTATCGGTAATGCCTTTACCTAAACCCATTGCTAAGTATTTACCATCTTCGGCGGTTAATTTTGAAGGTGAAGCAATACCAAAGAAACCCTTGATAGCACTCATTACATCATCTACCCAACCGCTGATTTTATCTTTAAGCCATCCTGCGGCGTCTTTAATGCCTTGCCACAAGCCTTTAACCAGATTTAAACCTGCTTCTGCCATATTTTCAAAACCATCATTGATTGCTCCCAATATAGAACTAAGGATTTCAGCAACAGCTTTTAATATCTCAATTAAAATTTTAGGTAAGTTTTCAACCAAAGCGACAAATAGCTTTACGCCACATTCAATAATTTCTGGTAAATGCTCTAAAATTGCTTGAATAATACCATTAATTAAATCAGGAAGTGCTGCTGCTATTCCGGCAATAATATCCCCGATATTTTGAATTAAAGCAATAAATAACTATATACCACATTCAATAATTTTCGGAAGTAGTGTTAGTATTCCGTCTATAATACCATCAATCAGTTCTGGAAGTGCTTCACTAATTGCTTCAATAATATCAGGCAATGCTTCTATTAATGCTGTCATTAATTGAATATAAGCATCAATTAGCATTGGGATTGCTTCAATGATAAAGTTAATAATTCCCTCTATTAGTTGCGGTAATGCTTCGATTATTTGCGGAAGTGCCTAAATCAATGCTTCATTGAATGATAACACAAGTGTTAAGAACGCCTGTAAAAACTGCGGCAAATTATCTATGATTGCTTGAACCATTGTAATTAACCCATCAACAATAGATTGTGTAATTGTTGGAAGGTTCTATGCCACCACTTCAATTATCTAATTGAAACAAGATACTACTGCTTCTATTAGTGTTGGCAAGTTCTCTGTTATACCTTCAATAATTTGATTTAATCCTTCAAGAATCGCTTCAATGATTGTTGGAAGATTTTCAGCCAATGCTTCAATCAACTACATTAAAATATCGACTGCGGCATCAATTAATGTAGGCAACAGTTCAGGCAGAACCGCAATAATACTATCTACAATACTCATTACAGCGTTTATGAACTCTGGAAGGATTGTATTTAATAGGTTCGGCAACGCTTCTACAATTACTGGTGCTAAACCGCTTATCAGTTTGCCGACACCTTTTAAAGCAATCTCTATTCTTGGTAAAATGTTTTCTCCAAAAGTAGAAACACTCTCAACAAGATTATTAATCAATGTATCAAAGTCTGCGTTTTCATCGGCAATGCCAACAAGCATATTCTGCCACGCTGCTTTCATTGCTGCGGCACTACCTTGAATAGTTGTGCTTGCTTCTTTGGCTGTCGTGCCTGTTATGTCTAATTCCTCTTGGATAACGTGAATAGCTGAATATACGTCATTAAGATTAGAAATGTCATAGTGAATACCACTTAATTTTTCAGCATCTTCAAGCAGACGCTCCATTTCCTACTTCGTTCCGCCATAGCCTAATTTTAGGTTATCCAACATTGTATAATTTTGTTTTGCGAAACCCTGATAGGCGTTTTGTATGCTTTCCATAGATGTTCCCATCTTATTAGCATTATCAGCCATATCAGTTATAGCCATATCTGCTATTCGTGCTGCTTCTTCTGTATCGCCGCCAACGCTCTATAACAAACTTGCGGAGAACCCTGTGACTGTTTCCATATAATCATTAGCCGATAATCCAGCAGTCTAAAAGGCGTTAGCCGCATATTCCTAAACAATTCCCGCACTATCTTTAAATAGCGTTTCT